GCTCATTATATACTTTTTCGAAGCCATTTGCTTTTAAATCTGGAAAAAATGCAGTAGTTTCAGGATCGATTGCATCTACAAATGTAACATCAACTAAATCATAATAAGGAATAAATGCTGCATATACCCCAGCACCTCCACAAATATATACATCATATTGAGATGCGAGAATATTAATAAATCTTACCAATTGATTAAAATCACTAAACGTAATTGCTCCATCTAAGCAATCCATACTTTCAGCTTTATCCCAAAGAACAATATTAACTCTGTTCTTTAGAGGTCTTTTTGGAAGAGACATATAGGTATTATAACCAAATACACAAATCTTTCCCGTTGTTTCTTCTCTAAAATGTTTCATATCGGCCGGAATATCGAAAAGCAAGCCGTTTTGCTTGCCGATTCCCCAGTCTTTTGCTACACAAACAATTCCTTTAATCATTATTCTTCCTCTTCTAATAATTTGCGCATTTTCATAACGGCTTTTTTACATTTGTCACAAACAAATGGACCTTCGTAGAAAATGCTAATAGGATGTTCTTCGCCACAAATAATGCATTTAGTTCCATATAATCCTTTTGTTTCTGGCATTTGATCCCAAGGTTTCCAGTCTGGTTTTTCTTTATCATAAATAACATGAGCTTCGTGACAGAAAATAAATCCAGATTTGCCACAATGACTGCAGGTATATTTATATTGTGGAGGCATTGAAGTATAAACTTCTGGAGCAAGCTCCGCAAGTTCACCACAATGAGGGCATTTAATGTATTGTTTTGGTTGAACCCAATGAATAGTATTAACTGCTGATTTATCTAAGAAATCTGAGTGCGTAGTTCCGGTAAATTTGCTTGGGATTGGCGCACTTTTTACATCAAATTGTTCACCATTTATACCAATAGTGTATTCTTTTCCATCATTCATTATTCTGCTACCTCTTTTAAATATTTTTCTAATGCAATTCTAATAAGAGCATTTATTGTCATATCCTGATTTTCTGCTTGTTTTCTTAGTTTTTCATTTAATTCTTTTGATAGGTCTAAGCTTATTCTAATATGATCTTTCTTCATCTATAATCCTCTGTCTAATTGTCTCTAATAAATATTTTAACTTTTTGGGCGAATTACATAAATAATTTTTATGCTCTTTGAAGCCAAAAGCTAGTTTATATTCTTCTTGTGAAAATAAATTTTTATATTGATTATATAGCTTTCTCAATTCTTGTCTAAGTTCATTTACTTTATTTCTAGCTTTTTTATTATATGAGGCGCGTAATTTTTTATACTCTAAATTATCTTTATTTTTATAATAAGTTTTAAGAGATTTATCTCTCATTTTTTGAGCATAATCTTCATTAGCTATCATTTTAAGATAAGCAGTGTGTTGAACTATCTTATGTGCTTCTGCTGATTCTTCTCTAGTTTTATATTTAATATTTGTGGCTCCACCAATTGCATAATTATAACCTTTGTCTGGATTTTGCAAGTCATATTTTTTAATTAATTCTTGCTCAAGTTTATTGGCTTCATCTTGTGTTAAATGCTCATATAATATCTCATGCCTGAAATTATTTCAGCCATATTTTTTAATTGCTGCATAAAAATGTGCATTATGTTTATAGCCAAGCCCATAGTTTCAACGTATTCTAGTCTTCTGACAAGTTTGACCAATATAAGCTTTTCCATTAATTAAATTTGTATGCTTATAAATTAAATATTCACGAGTAATCATTATCTGTTGCCTCTATTTAATTTAGCAAATAAAAGCGTGAAAAAGTAGTATTTTTTATTAAACTGCAACATCAAATTTTGTAGATAATTTTGTAGACTTGTAGCCAACCAATTCAAAGTCTTCAGGCTTAAAAGCATAAAAATCTTTTATTTCTGGATTAATTTTTAAAACTGGTGACTCGTATTCTGGATTGGCTAAAATTTCATCAATATATTGCATATGTCTATCATATACGTGTAAATTATTAGTTAAATGAACCATTTCACCCACTTGTAAGCCTGATACTTGTGCCAACATGTGCTGTAAAACCGCTTCACCGATCTCATCCCAACCACCTGCAGCAGCGGCAGCTAAGCAGTCACCACTTCTTTGAATAACAGTCATATTTAATTTTCCATCAGAAACATCGAATAAATAGGTCATGACACAAGGTGGAAGTTTTGTAGCAATAACATTATGTGGGTCAAATAATTGAAGCATCATACGTCTGTCCATTGGATTATTTTTTAATTGATATAGTAAATAATCAACTTGATCAAATTCACCTTCTGGATACTTAATTTTCTCTCTTAATGGATAAGCATATGTTTTACCTAAATCACCATTTTCATCTGCCCAAGCATCCCAAATATGTAAGCCCAAATCATTAATATTTGTAGATTTTTTTTGAAAAATCCAAAGTAATTCTTTAACTGCACCCTTAAATCCTTGGCTACGTAAAGTTAAAATTGGAAACTCTTTTGATAAGTCATAACGAGTAATATATGCAAAAGTTTTAACTGTGTGGGCTGGAGCATTATCAACTGCCCACTTTGCTCTTACTTTATAATCTTTATCATTAAAACCAGACTCTCTAATAGTTTTCATCTGGTCTCTAAAATATTTATCAGCTAATGCCATTATTTCTTTTCCTCCTTAACTGCTTTCTTTGTTTTTGGTTTGATTGTTTTTTTGATTTTATCTACGTCTTTTTTCAAGTCATCTAACTCAGCTACCAAGTTTCTATCATTGACATAAATATCATTTGCGGAAATTTTTACGCAGCTTGTGATATTTCCTAAAGTAATTGAACTAATTGCGACATCTTTATCGACAGGCTTGCATTCAGACAAAACTTTATTCAATAGTTCGGATGTTTCGTTTAACTTTGTTTGTAATGAATTATAAACAAGCTCTTCCTTATATTCGTCTTCAATAACTTTTTTCTTACTATACAAGAAATCACCAGTCAAAGTCTTTTTGCAATTAAAGAAAAATCCAGGAACATCCAATTCATAGGAAATTTGACCATTCGCAAGATTTTTGGTAGCAGCAGTTATCTTTGCAGCTTGGATTCTGCCCATATAAGGACCTGTTTGCTCATAAAAATAAACAAGTTGACCTATTTTAAATGTTTTCATCGATTATTTTTTCTCCTCAAACATATCGTCATCTTCTAATAAAGCTCTAAGAAGCAAAAGATAATTCATATTGTCTTGAATCTTTTCAATCCAAAGGGCTTTAGGATATTTCTTTTCACTTGCAACCATATCTGCTAGGCTCTTAACGTGTTTATACATAAACATATAAAGAGTTCTTTCAGGCGTAAGTTTGGTTAATTCATTGCCTTCTTTAAAAAAAGAAAGTCTGTCTTCATCAAGGTTATATTCACCTTGCTTCTTAATCAAAGTCTTACGACAAGCATCAATCATTTCTTCTACAATCTTATTAAATTCATCAGTTTTCATTCAGATTCCTCCAACGTTACTACTATATTATACAATAAAAAGTTCTGCCATTTTCAAGCTTTTACCTAACAAAACCTATTATACTATACAGCTATCGCGGGCGTATTTTTCTATAAAATTTTACTTACATGCGCGCACGCATTCAAGCTTAAAGCTATATATAATAACTATATAAAGCTATATAATAAAGCATAAATAAAAAGAATACCTATATAATAGGTATTCTATGTTTTTTGATGTTTTTTTATTAGTTTACGCTCTCTAATTCGCGAATTTCAAGCCTTCAAGCATGTCTTTGGGCTTTAATTGGTGCAAATTCTTCTTCGGTTAATTCACCTTCGGTGAATTTGATTGCTTCGTAATCAGTATCTGCTAATAATTTTTTAAGCTCTCTGATACGATCATCTCTGTGTAGAGATTCTTCGACTTCTTCAGCTTTTTCATCATCTCTTATAAATTGGCCTTCAATAATTTTATCAATACCGATTCTAATTGATTCTGGGTTCTCAATATCAATAATTGGAAGAGACTCATTTAAAGGGATTGCAGTTCAACCAGTAACTCTGTTTTCAGCATTAATGTAATAGTTAATTCTCATATTAAATCTCCTTAGTTAACTCCAACAATCTCTGTACCAATCCAAGCATCTCCGGAATCACCATATGGCCAGTCTGTTCACCAATATAGATATCCATTAGAAGCTTTTTTTATTAGAATACGATAAGACCAGTTGCCATAGTCGACCCCAGATGAAATATCAAAAATTGCCGTCTCACCACCGTGGTCGTTACCGCCATTTTCATCAAGTGTATTAAGATCTAGGGAAACTGTTGTTTTATTTGGTGCGGCAGTTCCAAGTTTATATCCAGTAATAACTAATAAACGATATTTTTCTAAAGCAACTCCGCGCCATTGAAGAGCATTAGCAGGACCCCATGCTCCAGACTCGCCTTTGCCATTACAAGCACCTCTAAATAGAACATTAGTAGTTGTAAAATCATGTTTAATTGTAATTATGCCATAATCTGTGTTATCTTCTCAGCCTAAATACATAAAACCAACAGATAAATAGTGCATATGACCAAAATTATTGTCTTCTACGCTGGCGATTCTAATATATTCTATGGTATGGCCTGAATTATATGTAGTATTAAACTTATAGTCTTCGCCATCGACTCTTACATTTAAGCCGGCACGCATAGCCTTATAAAGGTCAGACGTATTAGGAATATGGTCGCCAGAAGCAATTGCTGAGTTAATTATTACGCTATCTTTTAACGCTTTTTCAAGCACGGCAGACGTAACTGCTTGCAACTCTGGCTCACTTGCAGAAATAATATCATCTAAAGATGCGGCAAT